AGTGGGGGTGGGATTCACCCCCCCTTATTTTTATATAAAAGGAGAATGAAAAATGGTTCAATTAGATATTGAAGTGAAAAGAAGTGGATTCCCCGTGACAATCGGGAAGTTTGAATTTTGGTTGGATACTAGCGTTGACAATGTAAAACGTTTAATGGACTATGATATCAATGTTGCGACTAGAATCAATGAGATTGAAAAAGAAATCATGGAAAAGTTCAACAACAATGATGAAGAATTGACTGATTATGAAAAAATTGAACGTGGTATTGAGTTGGGCAAACAGTGCCTTGAAATCCAATATGACTTGTTACTAGGTGAAGGTGCTTTTGCTAAAATCTATGAAGAGTATCCTGACCTTACAGCATTAACGAATACACTTGACTTGTTACAAATTGGAATCGTGGCAAAAATGGACGAATTGAATGAAGAACAAATGAAGTTGAGTGAAGAGAAAAAACAACAATTGCTAAAAGCATTGAAAAAGAAAAATAAAAAGAAATAGAAAGAAGGTTGAATGAATGTTACTGAATCACGGATTGCCTACCTCGTTTGAGTTTGAGGGGCGTGAATATTCTTTCAACCTTTCTTTTGATAGAGTTCTTGACGTGATTGAAGTCAAAGAGGATTCTGACCTGACCTATGAAGACAAAATGGACGTGATTTTTGAAGCCCTTCAGATTCAGTGTGATTTTAAGGATAGGGAAAGAATCCTGAATCATGTATTCGATGAATTCATTGTTCCAAAGAGTGAAGAACATATTGAATATGACCTGAAAGGAAACGTGATGCCAAAGCGTGAGAATCCTGAAGAAGAATCAACACTTTCTTTCACTCAAGATGCTGGTTTGATTTACGCATCATTCAGACAGGCTTATAACATAAACCTATTCAATGAGTATGACAATCTTCACTGGTTTGAGTTCATTGAATTGTTGAATGGATTGCCTGAATCCACGGCACTTTCTCAAGTACGGCACATAAGGTCATGGAAGCCTTCAAAAGGGGATACAGCAGAATACAGAAATAAGATGCTATCACTGAAGGAACAATTCAGAATAATAAAATAAAAAGGGGGTGGATTGATTGGCAGACGGTCAGGTACAAATTGATGTAAGAATTGACGGTAAACAAATAACAATTGCGGAAGCACAATTGAAGAAGTTCAAGCAGGAAGCGGAAAAGCCTATCGGCAATGACGGTATAAAACCCCTTGACGATGGCATGAAAAAGTTCGGTGACAATACCAACAACACAACGCCAAAGGTCAAAAATTTCTTCCTAGCGTTCGGGGCGGTTGAGGTTGCAAAACGTGCTTTCTCAATCTTACAAGGCTCATTGGATAGTGCAATCAAGCGTTTTGACACATTGCAATCTTATCCACGAATCATGAAGTTGCTAGGATTCAGCACGGAAGACGTTGCAAAGAGTACTAAGCAACTATCAGACGGGATTGACGGATTGCCAACAAGGCTTGATGAGGTAGTGGCTACAAGTAAGCAGTTGACCACAATCACAAAAGATATCGGATACAGTACCAAACTGACACTTGCTTTGAACAATGCGTTCCTTGCAAGTGGTTCATCGGCTGAAGATGCAAGCCGTGGACTGGTGCAATTCCAACAAATGCTTTCAAGTGGTAAAGTTGATATGCAATCATGGAAGACACTTCAAGAAACCATGCCAATTGCATTGGCAAAGACGGCGGAAGCGTTCGGATTCACGGGGGCTAGTGCCAAAACTCAGTTTTATGGTGCTCTGCAACGTGGTGAAATCACGTTTGACCAATTCGGGAAAAAACTGATTGAACTCAACAAAGGCGTTGGGGGCTTTGCGGAACTAGCAAAAGAAAGTTCCCGTGGTATTGGGACTTCATTGAAAAACCTTGCAAACTCAAGTATCAAAGGACTTGCAAGCATGATTGAGGCTTTTGATTCATTCGTAAAGGCACTCACTGGGAAAAACATTGACCAGCACATTGACAGCCTGAAGAACGTTATCAACGGCGGATTCAATGCAATCAATTCAGTTATTAAAGCAGGGATTCCACTTGCTGAGAAAATCGGTCAGGGGTTTGCTTTCATCGGTGAGAAAGTCGCTTTCCTGAAACCACTTCTTGAAGGGGTGGTTGCAACCTTCATTCTATTGCTAGGTATTAAAGGCGTAACACTTGCGATTGCAGGATTTTCAACAGCGGTCACGTTTGCAACAGGGGTGGTCACGGCTTTTGCTGGCGCTATCAATGCCCTTGTAGGTCCCGTTGGTTGGATTGGAACGGGTATGATTGCACTAGGATTCGCATTAGTGAAGTTTGCAGAATCCATGGAATCTGAAAAGGTAAAAGAGTATAAAGCAAAGGTTGCAGGGTTGAAGGAAGAAGCAAAAGCAACAGCGGAAGCAATCAGTGAAACGAAAAGCAAGGTGAGTGACCTTAACAAGGAAATGGAAAACGGAAGCAAGTCAGTTGAAAAACTTGCGGAAGAAACCTTTGCCCTTGCAAGCAAGTCAAATAGGTCTTCAGCGGAAACCGTGTTGCTCAAGAAGAACATTTCATCATTGAATCAACAAGTGGACGGATTGAATCTGAAATATGATAAGAATTCAAAAATGTTGAGCATGAACATTGACCAAGTGAAGCAACGGATTCAGGCTAGTCAAGGGAATGAAAAACTTGTTGAGGTTGAAAAGGAACTTGCAAACGCCTATCAACAAACAATCAAGGTGAATCAAGAATTACTTGATGCGGAAAGCAAGTACAAAGCGATTCAAGAAGACACTTCTATTTCAACATGGAAAAAGAAAGGGATTCTGAAAGACTTACAAACAACTATTGATGAATTGAAGACGGCTCAGACGGAAGCCGTTGAAAATGAAACAGCGTTGAAAGAGATTCAAATGCAAAATGCACAGCAGGTAGCGGATGCGGTTGAAGCTGGGGCAAACAAACAGATATTGACTTATGCAAGCCTTGATGAGGCTCAACAAAAAGCCGTTGACGGATTGCGTGAAAAGTATACAATGTTGCAAGAAGCGGCTACAAATGCTTTTGAACGAATCAAACAAGATGCGGTTGTATCCGTTCAGGATATGCAAGCTAACATGGTTGCGAATACTCAGACGGTTGCAGAATTCGGTACTAATATTAAAGCCCTCACGGAACGTGGATTGAATCAAGGGTTGATTGACCAATTGAAAGAAGCTGGACCAAAATCAGCGGAACAAGTGAAAGCCCTAGTAAGTGCAAGTGATACTGAGTTGCAAGGATTGAATGAGGCGTTCACTAAGGGTGGCGATGCAGCGAAAGAAGCATTGAGAAATATGTACAACTTACCGCCTGAAGAAACGACTGAAAAACTCATGAATCTAGTTACTCAATCTAAAGAAACACTTACAACAGCGATTCAAAATGCAGGTTTTGCAGAAGCTGGGAAACAAATACCAGCAGGGGTTGTTGAAGGTATGACCAGCGGTTCGGAAGACGTGGTTGCACCAGCTCAAGCAATGGCAAGCAAGATTCCTGAAGCGTTCGGGGCGGAACTAGGTATTCACTCACCTTCACGGGTTATGGCGGAACAAGGAACCTATGTTGTTCAAGGGGTTGTTCAAGGTATTACAGAATCTCAAGGTGAATTGGATTCAGCAATGCAAACAATGGGAACTTCAATGGTCAACAAGTTCGAGGAAACAAAAAGCCAATTGGAAAATAAAGCGAATCAACTACCAAATATCTTCAGGAACATGTATGGTTCACTTACTTCAAGCGGTCAATACGCTATGGACGGGCTTGCTCAAGGTATGAACAACCGTATGGGGTACGTGATGAGCGTTGCAAGAAGTATTGCGGATTCAGTGAAGAGTACAATTAGAAGCGCACTTGATATCCATTCACCTTCAAGGGTGATGCGTGATGAAATAGGAAAATTCATTCCTTTAGGTATTGCGGTAGGTATGGATAGAAATGCGGATGCGGTTGAAAAATCAGCTTATCAATTAAGAGATAAACTGATGAACGTTGATTTCTCAGCAGATTCACTATTGAGCAGGGGCAAACGTATGTTCAGCAATGGACTTGATATCTTTGCAGGTAAACAAGCCTATGAAATGAATCTAGCGTACAGCGGTGGTGAAATTGTCGTTCCTGTGACTATCTCAGATAGAGAGGTTGCAAGGGTTGTAGCACCAATCGTTCGGAACGAGAATCAACGAATCGAGAAAATTGAAAGATTGAAGAGGGGGGATAGATAGAATGTTCAGTATTAAGATTGACAATCAAGAAATTGGGGAAATTGTCAAAGTAGTAAATGTTGAGCGTGGAAGTCTTCCAACTATCAAAAACAGAATCAAAGAATATTCCCTTATTGACGGGGTACGCTTTCAAGGTCAATCATACGGAAGCCGTGAAATGAGAATCAGCTTTGTGGTCACTAGCGATATTGATGAAAAGCATGAAGCGTTGAAGAAAATCCTGAGCGCTAATAAGGTGTTCAATGTGATTTTCGGCGATTATCCAAACAGATATTGGAAGTGCATCATCAATGGAGGTGGCACGTTCGAAAAAAGGAACGGTAAGTATGCGACTGGTGAAATTGAATTGCTATCCTTGCATCCTTACTCATTCTCTACTGGTGAATCTCAAGCAAGGGTTGACGGTAACAAGTTGACGTTCACCAATGAAGGAACGGCAGACGCTTTCCCACGTTTTGAATTCGTGGCAGAGGCTAACTATACAATGTTAGGATTCGTGGATAAGAACGGCAATTCGATTCAGTTCGGATATGCACGAAACGAATCACCATTTGTAAGTATCGGTCAGAAATTCACTTACGATTCAGCAACGAATGAATGTTACGTGGATAATAAACGAAAATATCTCAGTGAAGGAAAGCCGTTTGCAATCAAAAGCGGTTCAACTACTGAAGTTGCAATGAGTTTTTTTCCTGAGAATCACCAACCTAGTGTGAAAGGATACGTAAGGGGTGCATATTATTGATTACGTTTTATGATAGACAGTACAACGTGATTGCTCAAGCTACATTTGCTAGCTTGGGCGGTCTAGTTGCTTACGATGACGAGTTTGAAAAAGACTTAGACACAGGATTGTCAACGTATACTTTCACGATTGACAAAATTGACAAAGATATTGAAAATGCAGGAATCGGTAACTATGTGAGGGCAGTTGATATATCAGGAAATAAATATTGGTTTGAGGTCATGGATACGACTGAAGACAATGACCTGAAAACATTTGTTTGTGTTGATGCTGGTCTTGACCTGATAGGGGAAAGTGTTTACCCGTATGATGCGGATAAATCCTATCCAATCTCATTTTATCTTGCAAAATTCATGCTTGATAGCGGTTGGGAAACTGACCTTTCTGAAGTTGGTGACACTCACACAAGAAAACTCAAGTATGAATCCTTTGAAACGGCTAGCAAAAGAATCAGACAGGTTGCAAGGGCGTTCGGTTATGAAATCGAATATGATATTGTTGAGGTTAAAGGTGCGCCTTCAAGAAAGATAATCAGATTCAAAAAGTCTGTTGGTCATGATAAAGGGGTGAGGCTTGAATACGGGCGTGAAATCTCAAAAATCAAGAAGACTTCAAGTATTCAGAAACTTGCAACGGCTTTGAGGGCTAGAGGGGCAGACGGATTGACACTTAACGGATATAGATATAATGACGGGCGGTATTGGGTAGGCGGTGACACGATTCATGACCTTCAAGAAGGTGCACGCTGGTCACGTCATAAAGATATCGTGAATGACGGTGGATATATTGTTGACACTTACGAATCCGAGGCAAAAACTCAGGAAACTTTATTTCAAGAAACGTTGCGACAATTGAAAAAACGTGCTTATCCTGAAATAGAATATGAAGTTGAGTTCAGTGAACTTCCTGAAGAAGTTGAAATCGGTGATTGGGTGATTGTTGTTGATTATGACTATAAACCAGCATTGAAGATTCGTGCTAGAGTAACAAAAATCGTGAAAAGCCTATCTCAAGGCATCTATTCTGAGGGTAAGGTTGTAATATCGAATATTGAGATTCAAGAATCCTCAGTTGATGAAAAAATCAAACAACTTGAAAAGTTCTTAAAAGAACAGACGTTCGATTTTAACAAAGTACCCGTCATGATGAACATTACATCATCTAATGGAACAGTGTTCACCACTGAGGGCAAAACAACGCTCAAGGCTACAATCACAAAACTTGGAATTGATATCACTGAGAATTATGAATTGAAATGGATTCGTGATAGCAAGGATTCAAACAAGGATTCTGAATACAACAATGGAACTCACAATGGAAACACCTTAGAAGTAAGTAATTCAGACGTGAACTTTGAATCCACGTTCTATTGTGAGGCTTATCAGGGCGGTGCGAAAGTCCTTACGGATTCAATTGTGTTGAAGAGTATCCTGATAAAGAAAAGCATCGGGGCTGTACCACCTCAGAATCCACAATCTGGTGACTTATGGACGGATACTTCCAACCCTCAAAAAGAAGTGGTCAAGGTATTCGTTAATAATGAATGGAAGCCCGTCATTTCTGATGCGACAGCAAACATTGAGAAAATCACAAAAGAGTGGGAAGCTAACAACCGTGATTATGCAGAAAGATTCACTGAACTAACACGGGAGATTGAAACAGTCAAAGAGTATGAAGCGAATACCCGTGACCTCACGGGAAAATTCGGGGATATGGAAAAAGCCTATAAGAAAATCCTTGAGCAAGAAAGAACGATTGAAGCGCTAGGGCAAAGACAAAAATCACTTGAACTGAATCTTGAGCAGTCTAGTGCTGTATTGAAGGCGGTTGACAGATACTTTGATTTCAGTCGTGACGGTTTAGTGCTTGGAAAGAACGGTGACGGTATGCAAATGAGGCTTGCAAATGACCGCCTTGAATTCATTGACGGTGGGAAACTGACAGCCTTCATGACTGGTCAAAAGGTTACGATTCTTTCAGGGGTATTTTGGGAGAACATCACAATCGGGAATCATATTTTCGAGAAATTCGGGAACGAATTCACGTTTATATCTTACGTTGGGGAAAATCAATAGAAAGGGGGTTGCATCTTGGAAACAAAACAAATTGAAAGACGATTCTATTTTTACGGCTCAGATTATGTTGTTCTTATCCTGAGAGTGCGTGAAATTGATATTGATAAAATCAACAACACTTCAACGGTTGAGTGGGAACTTTGGTTAGAACGAGGGTCAACATACGTTTACAATCTGAACGGTGACAGCCTTGCAACAGCATGGTTTGACGGTGAACAGATTCTCAAGAAGTGGGTATCCTATGACTTGAGGAACGCTCAGTGGGTTTCCTTTGGCAAAGGCACAAAGGTTATCCCTCACGATTCAGACGGGACAAAAGCAATCACATTGTGGGCTGGTTTAACAAACATATCAGGGCTTGGAAGCATCCCTGAATTCAGCGGTTCAATGAATCTGACAAAGATTGACCGTGAATCACCCGTGAAACGAGTGACCGCATCACAATTGGGCGAATCCGTAACAGTTGAGATTGATAGAAAGGTTGAAACGTTCAAGCATCAAGTGTGGTATCGAATCAACGATTCAGAATGGTTTGACCTTGGAACAAACATTGCTTACATGAAAGAATTCGTCCCTAGTGTTGACCTTGCAAAACATATCCTTGCAAGTGATACGGGTTCACTTGATATATGCGTAAGAACGTTCAATCAAAACAATGTTCAGATTGGTTCGGATTCATACAGTTACGGGAATAAAATCAAAGTCCCTGAAAGCATCGTGCCTACAATCCAATCTTTCAACGTGGTTGAGAAAGAAGGACGGATTCAGCCCGTCTTACCTGATAATGAATTCATCTATGATATCTCAAGAATCGGCGCTCAGATTATCGGCGCTCAAGGTGCATACGGTTCAACGATATCAGGATACAGAATCACGCTTGAAAATCAAGTCTTCACTTCATCGGAAGGAACGTTCACACGTCTTCCAATCGGTGAAAAAACAATCGTGGCGGAAGTCACCGACACTAGAGGGAGAAAGGCACGGATTGAAAAACGTATCAAGATTCATGATTACAAGAAACCTATAATCAATGTATTCTTTCCAATCCGTGCAGGGAATCGTACTAATAAGAACGTAAAAGCGCAAACGAGTGTTAGCACTTCACCTATCATGGTTGAAGGAAGGAACGTGAATGAATACAGGATTCAGGTAAAATATTCAAAACGTGGAAAGAATAACTGGATTTCATGTTATACATCAACAGAATCCGTTGACAGATTCACAAAAGAGATTGACCTTGGAAGTGTTTATGCTATTGATGAGGGGTATGATTTTAAAATCATCGTTTCTGATAAATTCGGTGAAAATTCAGCGGATAGAACAATCGGAACTTCAGTGGTGCTTCTTGTTTTAGGGAAAAACAGAATCGGCGTTGGGGGTATCCCTGAAGATGATGAAACAGGATTCATTGTCAACATGACTTCAAAATTCAAGAACACAGTCAACTTCATGGATAGTGTTTTTTACAAGGGTAAACCTATTCAGGCGTATCAATTGACACAAGATGACGGAAAATCTAAAAAATACAATGGTGACTTGAACAACTTGAAAACGGCTGGCAGTTATCACGCTTTTGGGGTGCAACACAATCCAACGGGTACGAATAACTATGGTTATGTAACTGTTATCACTCATAGTTCAGATAGCGGATATTGTGTTCAATTTTATATCCCGTTCAATTCGAATCAATTTTACATGAGGCGATGCGATACGAATCGGTGGGGCGATTGGGAAAGAATCATCACAGAAAGTGAGGGCGTAAATTGGACTTCTGTTTCCCCTCAAAATGGTTGGGCACAGTATGCTGATTATGGATATTGTCAATTTTCAAGAAAAGGTGATACAGTATACTTGCGTGGTAGTTTAAAAGGCGGTCAAGAAACTTACAATACATTGATGTTCACACTTCCTGAAGGTTGTCGTCCTTCTCAAGGTATGTTTGTTTCAGGACTGAACAACAACAGTTATGGAAATGCGGTTATATATATCCAAACTGACGGGAAAGTTATGACACGTTCAGGAATCACAAGTGGGTGGATATCTTTTGACAATATATCGTTCAAAATCTAAGGGGGATAGTACATGGAACTTGATAAAATCAAAGAGAAAAAACTCAAGTTAGAATCTGAGATTGAAGAACTTGAATCGAAGGAGAAAGAACTTGAAAAGGAAAAGGGACTTCTTACGGCGGAAGTCAATTCAAAGAACGCCAGCATTTCAAAAATTCAGGAAACTAAAACGAATAAATATGAAGACCTGAAGAAATATGAAATTGCCTTGGGAGTTCTTGAATCATAGTGCATCATCAAGGAGATATTGAACTTGCTATGCTTTTTGAATATTTCAAAGCTATGACACACAGCATATACATTCAGATTCTATTCATTATCATCGTTCTTGACGTTATCACAGGAACGATGAAAGCCGTTAAATATAGAATCATAGACAGCAAGACAGGTTTGAACGGGTTAGTAAGACACATTCTAATCTTTTTCACGGCTTTCACCTTTGGGGCGTTTTGCCGTGCTTTAGGATATAGAAGCATCGGGGTTGCGGTGGTGACTTACTTTATTTTAAATTATGTAATCAGTTTGGTTGAAAATTGGGAGGCGCTTGACCTTCCAATTCCTGACTTCATTCAACCTT